AAGCAGCATCATCCTCGCCTCTATAGAGGTTGTAGAGCATGGCAAGAGTTTGAGATGTATGATTCCAAAGCTGCTTATCTTTACCCCTATCCATCCACCACAATTCTCTCAGGGTTAAAGGGTCTGGAATCACTCCCACCCTTCCAGCCAATTCAAAAATTAACTGCCAGATACCGTCTGGATACTCTTGTTCAAAAGTTCGTCTAAGTCTGTGCTGTTCAGTTTCGCCTCTGCCAGTTGAATCACTTTCTCCTGATGCTGCTGTGCTTTGTCCTTTAGCTTGAGAAGGATCTTCCTTCTCTCTTGGGGGAAAAAATTTATGATTTCCTCCATGAGAGCCATTGATGCATTCTCAAAAGAATCCCCAGCCATCGAAGCACCAAAGTCTTCATCAGTTACTTTTGCCTTCTCTGCCTGTGGCTGAATCAAAACAAATAGCACATTGCAAAGGGTAATTAAGTCTTCTGCTAACTGTGTAAATACATCTGGGAAATCCAATAAATCAACTCCCAGCACTTCCTTTACTCTCTTTACAGTGGCAATGTTTATACTCAACTCCCACTGTCTGTTTGCGTTGTCTCGAAATACCTTCATTGTTATTTACCTTTAATGTTGCAAGTTAGGTCTCCTGTAATGGAGCAAAGAAAGATTCTGGGGTGTCTCACCCCAGAATCAGGTTCTCTTACGTTGTGCTGTCATCAACCCAAGCTGGGTATCTGGTGAGATATGTGGGTTTAGCAACCACATCTGCATACACACCATCTTTAAGATTTTCAGACTTAGTGATTTTCACAATCTCAAAATCTGCATCTATGCCAGCACCAGTTGAGGAACTCAGGCATTTCAGAGCAATTGCATTTTGCCCAACATAAGCTGCTAAGATAGCCGCAAAGTCTGAATCGAGTTCATCATAAAGCATTTGCCACTCTAGGCTCAGCTTCCTCATTGTGCTTTTAATTACTTCAAATCCACTGCCTCTGGTTGAGATGTCCGCCTCTCCCCTTTCATCAGGCATGGATAAATCTTTAACATTAGCCATCTCTGTGGCTGCTGTAGCACCAGCAGTCCCATGATAGAGCTTGGCATTTAGACCAATTTTAGCTGCCATAATTTCTGTTTATCCTGTCTTACTTATATGCATTTCTCCAAAGGCTTGAGGAAAGAAACTAAACTCAATAACATCTTGAATCGTTACTAATCTCACCCCTTAAAGGATGCTGCCCATTGTTTAGGCAGTCTGGGTATTGCTTTCTCCATAGCAGGCTTCATATAGCCTCTTTTTGGATATTTTCGCCCCCTGAACAATCCACCATGCTCATGGGCTGCACCAGCTAAAGAGATAAGGTCTTTTGAAGGACCAACAATTGCATAGAATTTTCGTCTATCAACGAAATAGACAATTGCCTGTTTAAGCTGGTTGGTTTGAGTATGTGGTGGGCTTCCAGCAGATGAAGGCTTCTTCCTCTTTCTGATAGACCTTCTGGCAATGATTCGGATAGAGCGGACTGCATGACCTAAACTCTTATAGGTTGCATCCTCCATCTTGGTTTCTATCTTCTTACCATGCCATTTGGTCTTGCATTTAGCCTTCATTTAATCCACATATGTTGCCACCACCACTGCTGTATAAACCTTATCTGAATAGATATGCTCTTTTGCAAATAAGGAATCATCTGCAAGGATATGCTCTATCTCTATGCAGGTGTAATCTCCGATGCTTTCACCTAAAAGGAAGTCTTCAACTTCCTCCACCAGATAATCCATTGGGTCTGCTTCACTGGTATCATTCACATCCGTTAGATGCTTCTGAAATCCCAACTCAAGTTTATGCTGAGATGCATTAGAGCCTCTGGTTTCAACTTCCTTAGCCCTGCTCCTGGGGATCACACTCACTTTAAGAGCAGCTAAATCAGGCAAATTGAACATTGGGACAATGTATCTAGCAGCAGTGAATGATTGAGAAAATGACTCACCATTCAAAGCAGTTACAACATCATCTGCTAATGTAAAAGTTGTAGATTTAGCCATTGCTTACCAACTGTGTCCTAATCCTCAGATACTTTTTGGAAGGGTCTGCTTGCTCATAGCAGGCATCATTTCCAGTATTTACAACCTCAAAAACATAATCATCATCACCAATGGTCTCTGTGATGGTGTCTCCCATCTGGGGTTTAACTGTGCTGCCACTGATTACCAAATCCTCTGCCTTGCAGATGTAATCTCTGGTATCAATAGTGAGCAGCCCAAATTCTGAATCAACTTCATGCGTCCTACTGCCCACAGCAGCAGTGATGGAGGCACTTTCACCACCTTGGGTGAAAGTGACACTCCTACCTGCAACGGCAAATAAACCTATATAGTGCAAGTCTATTGCGTTTTGTTGATTCACTGTTAAACCTCAGAATTACGCACTCAAGGCTTCTGTGTTCAGAATCGCCTCTGATGGATAAATTGGGATACCCTCAACCTCAGTGGGAACAGGAGCAGGCGCACCAGTCGCATTGGTAGCCGTTCTGGCTGCTCTCAATTGGAAGAGGCTTCTCTGGCTCATAAAGATTGCTGAAGGCTTTACACCAACAGGGAAGGTTGCCAGAGCTTGATAAATCAAGGTGTCTGTCAAGCCCTTACCAGAGTCTTCGGTGAGGTCTCTGATCCTAGCTACTGCGTAGCTGTGACCTAACTGGCAACCTACCCAAGCAATAAGCTCTTGGATGTAGGCTGTGTAATCGTTTGTGCCATCGGACACATCACCTAAACGAACATCGGAAATCTCAAAGCTGCCATCACCACCCAAAACAAAGCTCAGGTAATCAGGTTGATCAGCAGCAACAATCCAGCAACTAGAAGCTGTGGCTGCTGTCGTTCCACCAGCATCAACCACCATACCAGAATCTACAGAAGCAGCTAAGCCAGCAAACCCATCGGAGTCTACATCAGTGCCTTGCCAAAGCTGCTTGCAAGCTGCCAGAACAGCAGCATTCATATGGGCTTGAGCCTCATAAGCAATGTAAGCCTCTGCTCCATCAATGTGAGCATCAGCCAAACCTTTGTCACAAGTCCATTTAGTATTGAGCAACTTCGTGGTAACTGTAACATTAGCGTAAGTGCCTGCCACACCTGCAACACCAGTATTTACATCCCTGAAAGCTGCTGTGGGCTGCGCACTTCTCTTAATAGTTTGATAGGTATAGCCTGGAACACTCTTCCAAGGTAAAACACCAATCTCAGGACAAACCTTTACCGCTTGGTCTATCATCTCAGTGCGAACATTCGGATTGAATTTCGCAACATCTGTTAAAGCTGGAACTGCCATTTCTAAAATCTCATTTTTCTTATAGGCATCCTCATAAGTCTTGAGTTAAGGGGTTGAGGCTTACTACATTTCAGCCTGCTCTTAGCCTCAATAATTACTTAGGGAGTTTGATGGTTGCAGCCATTGCCGCAACACCTGGGCTGTGAGCCTTGCTGTATTGGTCATATTTCTTAGCATAGGCATCTTCCTCACTTGGAGGCTCAGCCACAAATTCAACAGGAGCATCTTCGCCAGTTGAAGCCAGAGCTTCTAATCTGGATTTAAGCTCAGTGTTCGCTTCTTCAAGGTCGCTCAACTTGCCACATACCTCACTAAATGAATTGAGCAATTCACCATGCTCATCAGTTAGCTCAAGGAATGCAGAAGTTAATTCACTGAACCCTTCCACCTGTTCATCATTGAAATCCACAGCAGTTTCTTCTTCCTGGTTGTCGTCACCCTCAGTAAGTTCCACCTGCTCTAGTTCCACAGCAGTCTCTTCAACTGCCTCCCCATCAAAAGTTTCCACAGCTTCAACAGCCTCCACTTCTGTTGATAGTTGGACTTCACCACTATCATCTGTATTTAATTGTTCATCTGCTTCCACAGCAGTTTCTTCCTCAGATAAATCCTCAGATGCTTCAACTGCCTCCACTTCCTGAACTTCTTTGTTTTCATTCATATCTAAACCCTCTGGTGTCTCTGTAAGTTTTACAACCCTTACGGTTACTTTGTTCTCATCATTTAATTCGGCAAATTCTGTGATTGTATTTTTGTCTGCTCCATAAGGACAAACAGCAATGCCTCTTAAATTCCACTCTCTCACCACAACTGCTGGTCCTTCAATATCTCTGCCATTTACCTGAGCAGTGAAACCTTCAGGCACATCCTCTAACAGAACATCACCATCATGGGAAATTGAGGCTTCATAGGGTTGCCCCTGTTTGCCTCTAAAAATTACCTCTCCTGCTCTGTCACCTTCCTTATAGGACTGGATAACACCTTTTGCGATTAGATCACCCTCTTCAATACTGAGCTTGTTGGCATATCCCAGAACTTCATCAGCCTCATGGTTGTAATCAATGGTTACTCTGCCCTTATGGGTTTGCATCCCATCATTGTCATGCACCAACCGACCCCAGAACCAATGATTTATTGCATCACCTGTTCTAGCATTCATTTTGAAAGGTGCTGTTTTTGCTTCTGCGCCATTATCCCCAAACTCACATTCACCCACAGTAAATTGCAGAGCCTCTTGGGGTATCTGTCTAAATTCATATTCCATAGTGTTTTACGCCTCATTTATTGTGATAGATGTGATGGGGGTTGCTGTTGGGTTAAGTCCCAACTCATTTAGTAGCTCTTGCTCTCTAGCAAGCTCTTTTGCAACTTCGCCAAAATCCATGACCCTCTCTTTACAAAGTCTCTGCCTGCTATTTAAGCCTGCATTGATTGCCTGCACATCAGCAGAGATTTCCTTTAGTGGGTCTATCCAGGGAATTGCAGCCCCTACCCACTCCCATTTCAGATCATAGAGCTTCAGACCGTTTGGAAGAGTTAAGAGACCAGATGCAACCCATGTGCTGAGCTTCCAAAAAGCAATCTCATTCAACACCCTTCTCAGTTGGTTTCTCTTAACCTCTGCTGATTGGTTGTATTGAATGAGAGCTTGTCTAGCTCCACTGTAGTTGGTGTAACTCTCATCATAGAAGCTGAGCGGAATATCTAAGCTCTTGAGAGCCACCCCAAGCATCTGCTGCATATAGTCTTGGAATTGGTTGGAAGGATGCTGTGATTCTAAGAACTTAGCATCATCACCTGCATTCATATCTAAAACAAAAGCACCCTTGCCAAAATCCACCATATAGGTATTGTCACCATCAGCATCATTCTCTGATTGTGGTAAGGTCTCACTTCCATCTCTTGTAAATTTGATTCCAAATAGGCTTACGATTTTGGCTTTAATCAAGGCATACTCAGAGGCTTCCATTACGTCTCTGAAGCTGTTTAACCCTGATGCTAGTGGGCTAATGCCTCTTACTTGGTCAAACCTGTCAAAGTAGGCATGGTGAATCACATTCTCAGCAGGGATGTGTCTATCAAAAAGAAAACTGCTCCCAACCCTCTTGCAGACAACAAAGCCAACTGCTCTGCCTGATGCATCTAGGATCACACCATCAACAATGCTGCCACCTTCAGGAATTGGTAATTCTGCCAGCTTGTAAGGGGTTCTAATCCTGTCCCCTTCAACTGGTTGAATATGCCCACTCTTGAGTTTCACAATAAAGACATCACCATCAACTGCTGCTCTCTGCTCAAGTAATCTGCCAATCCTGTTAATGTTGTGCCTTCCAGACACATCACAGTTTTTAGGCTCTCCCCACCAATCCATCAGAGCCTCAATCCTGTTGTCTAATGCATCAACTCCATTCCTGCTCTGGAAGTTGAAAGTGGAGACATAATCAAGGTGCTTATTGACAGCCCACCTAGCAGCAGCAAAGTTTCTCATCAAATCTCTGGTGGTAGAGATTAAAGCTGCCCTTTTGTTAGATGTAAGCTCATTATCTTCACTTCTTAAAGTGCTAGATGGTGCTTTCCTTCTAGGGCTTGATTCTGCTGCATCATACCCAAAGTTGAATAGTCTTTTGTAAAAGTTGAACAAGCCCATTAAATATTTCTCAAATCCAGTGTATTAACCAATCTTCTCGTTCCTGCCTCCTGGGCTTCTAACTTCTGCCAAAAGGAAAGCTCTTTATATGCCTGATCCAAGTTGCATGCTGTGGTTGTGCCATCAATAGTTACAGACACCACACCAACACCACCAGCAGCAGCCCTTGCATATAGAGCTTCTTTGATCGCTGTTACCATGTCTGATGCTGCTACTGCCATAATTAAAACCTTACTGTGTAAGTGGTGGGGATGGGATTTGAACCCATGTCCTCAAGGTTATGAGCCTTGCGAGCTTCCTACCTGCTCCACCCCACTACATATATAGACTCATAGAGGACTAGAAGAAGCACATATATTCAATGTGCGAATTACTCATAGGATTTATCAATCCTGTGTTGCCCACACTCCAAACACCAGCAGTTTCGCCAAACCACCTTTGAGCATTCTCTTCCTTCAATCACAGAGCCATATTCAAGGGTTCTGGTGTTTGCATAGTTGCTTCTCTTGGTTGAGGCACAGGTGGGACATTTACTTAACTCAACTTCCACCACTGGTGCTGGCTCTGTCTTCTTACCTCTAGGTCTTCCAAGTCTCCTTTTTGGTCCTGGCTTTTTGGCTGTCGTGGCATCACTCATATTTGGATTCTCCATTTTCAAAGGTTGATATATGAAACCCTGTTCTTTTTGGGTTTGTTTTTCGTATCGTTGCTGGTGTCTCTGGGTATGGGGGATGGGGTAGATGCACAGCCACAGAGGGAAGCAGCTACAAAGCACCCATAGAGACAATCAAAGAAGTGGTTATCCGGCTTGTGGGGTTTTAACTTCCATTCATCCACAGTCCGATCATAAGCCTGAACCCTTACTATGCTTTCGCTGCACAGTTGGTCAGCAAGCATCCTGTGGGCAGAGGGTTTATCACCATAGAGGGTGAGGCATCCTTTATCACCTTTAGGAATGTTCAAAGCATCAAACAGATAGCTCTTCCAGTAATTGCCATCCATGAGGATGTGCCTTACTTTGCCTCTTGATGCTTTTGGTATCCTCCAGTGATGACCGTTTATATCGCCTCTTACCTTGCGATATTCAGAGTAAGGCTTACTGGTAGCCCCAACAAACCGACCATGAGCAGGCATTAAGATCCTAGTGTGTCTGCTCTCTCTGCAAAATTTATAGATTGTGTTGGTGCTCAAACCCCAGTTGGCATCTATCAAGAGCCTGTCAATGTGCTTCTGCACACCACCATCTTCAAGATACTTCTTATCATCCAGCAACAGCTTTGTGGTTTTCTCAAGTCCAAAGTAGATTTGACCATCTAAGCCTGCTCTGGGCATTTCAGTTTGCAGGGTCTTCTTAGCCTGCTGGAGTGTAAAGTAGCTTCTCCTCTGGTCTGGATATGTTCCATAGTCAATTACATACCCTGTAAAGTCTCTCTCCCAAGCAACTACTGTGTAATAGAGAAGACTCTGCTGCACATCAATGAATGCTGTAAGGTATTCGCAACCAGTGGGAACTAAGCCCTTTTTGTATCCACTGGTCTTCTCACAGATCGTCTTTGGCTTTGGAAGCTCCTGCTCATCACCAGCACTATATGCAGGCTCATTCTGATACTCTGAATAGAAGGCTGCTTCATCTCTGTAAAAGAGGTTCATTGCATGTTGTATTGCACTTAACTCATACTCATTGAACCTCTCTTTCCATGCTGCTTCTGCTCCCTCATCCATCGGCTCTTGATTGACTTTGTAATACTCAGTGGCTTCCTCTCCATTTCCACCATTCCTGTAACTTTCATCCTGTAGCAGTTTGTATTTATCCCAGTGTTTTGCAGATTTCTCTGATGGGAAGCTATACAGCAGCTTTGTTCTTTCACCCTTAAACTCAGGGTGCTTGGCTATATCTAAAATTTGGTCTGCAAAATCCTCCTTATAGATCACTGTGCAAGGGATGATACAGGTGAGGGTTTCCCCTGGTCCTGCCATACCCATCACATCACCCATCAGGATTTCTAGTCGTCTCCTGGTCTGGGCTGCTGATGCTGCGCTTTCCCTTGTCTGTGGATCATCCAGAATCACAAGTGAGGGTCTGATGATGTTTCCATCTGGTTGGATGTGATTTTGCCCTCGGATGTGTCCTGTGAGACCACAGGCAGTGATGATTGAGCCATTACAGGTTGCATCCTCTCTATCAATGGTTGGCATCACCAGCTTTGCAGCAGACCAATGAATGAGAGTTTGCTTGCCCTCATAGAGTTGCCCATTTGCTTTGTTGGGCTTGCCTTCCAACTGAACCACAGGGAAGCAGGCTGTGGGAAAGTCCTGCAAGAGCAGCAGGTTAAATTGAAGTTCAGTCTTGATGTGGGTAAGCAGCCTCTCAGCAGCTTCCTGTGTAGCTCCAATCAGGCAGATAAATTGTCTTTTGCCTGTGAGAATTGCCCAAATGGTTGAGCAGATAGTGAGGGTGCTTTTGCCTGTCCCTCTGGGAGCAGCCATAGCAAACTGCCCACCAAACTTGATAGCCTGCTCTAGCTTCTCAATAAACCTGAGATGATCATTGCTCCAAGGCTTATTAAAACTGTTGGGAAAGTAGGTTTCTAAAAAGAGCCTCAGATTATCCCAGCACTCATTTCTTCTATCCCAATCAATTAGGTCTGTAGGTGGGAAATCATAAGAAATGTCTCTTGCAGACTTAGAGAGCCTTTCTAATCGCTTCCTGTTTTGCTCAAGGATTCTTTTGTATTTATCGTCTGGTAACTTTGCCATTTACGAACATGAATCATCAACCCAGCATTCTAAATCTGTTGGGTCTATTCTTTCCTCTCTTAGTTCATCCCATCTCTTTTGCTCCCTCTGCTGCTTCAAAAGGTCTTGCAACTTCTCAAGCTCCTGCCTCATCTGGAATAAATCTTCCTGAATCATTGTGAATAGTGTTTTCTGCATTTATAAAACCTCTATCTATATAGTAGTAATGGGGCTACAAAAATTCGCATTTTTGAAAAAGATAATGAATTGATTCATTATGGATAATAATATCCGGTTTCTTCCGTTGCCTAGAGCAGGGTTACTCAAGGGAGAACCTATGAAGAAAATGAGGCTACCCTAAGCAGGTTAGCCCCATAAATCATTTTTAAGAGCCTGTAGCTGTCCAGGGTGTATTGAGCCAGAAGTTTATTTAAGTATTGCCAGAAAGGCACACAGGGCTTCAGGATTGACAAGGTGAGTTTTGCAGGGTGGTTGCCCTGTTCCCTGTGGTTTTACTGCCACTTTTCCTTTGGGCAATCCTCTGAAGCCCACAGTGCTTTCCAATCAATGAAACAGCCACACTCACTGCATCTCTTGTCTTCTCTTAGCTCACAAGTCGAGCAGACTTCCACCCTGTTATTGAATGTCTTTTTATTTACATTCTCAAGCCCATCAATCGCATGTTTGATTACAGCTTTGGAGAAATTAAATAACTGTATGTGTAATGGTGGAAGTCTCATTGCTCGGTCTGCATACCCTTGACCATATAAGCATTCCAACAGCTTGGCATAAGGGTTAATTTTATCTATAAAAAATTTGATTGTTGTCTGCCATTTACGCCTCAAATACAAAGATCATTGCTGCTGGAGTATTAGCCTGAGCAATCACCTTAAAGGTTACTGCTGGCTTCAGTCTAAACAGGTGTTCCTCTCCTGGCTTCACAAGTCCAAAAGAGACCACAGACCCACCGCTATCAGGACCGTATTCAATAGAGTCTGTATCATCCAGATTTTTGATATATACAAATCCCTCTGATGTAAGGCTGCTAGTATCAACAGTTGTTTCTGTGGTTGAAGTAACCACATATCCTGGCAATCCTCCACCTGCTGTGGTTTGGTCATGCTGTAAGATTCCGCCTGTCTTTGGAAAGGTGAAGTTCCCATTGGTAACTTGGACATTGATGGTTGTGTTTATCTCATTGCTCATTTATGTATTTTCCTTCTTCAAGGTCTGATTTTAATTGCATTATCTGCCTTCTCTGCCAATAGGCTAGGAAGATTAGACCCATCGCAGTAATGCATAAGACTGTGAGCATTCCCACATCCCCACTAAGGATTTGAGAGCCTACATTCTTGTTGATAAACCCTGTTTGGACATTTTCTATTGAGGTCTCAACCTTCTCAATTCTGGATTCAATGCCTGTGAGATTGGTGTTTATCAACCCCACCTGTTCCTCTAGGGTTTCAATGTCTTTTTTAAGCTCAAACCCCAGACCTGGGAGGATAAAGCCCATTTCAGGCTCACCTGCAATCGCTTCAGGTGTTGGAGGCTCTTGCTGTGGGAGCATCAGGGACATCATTAAAATTATTGTGTTCATCTTCCACCCATACTCTGTAAGTGTATTTAATCCTTCTTCTGCCAAATAAACCTGCTGCCCTGTAGCCTGTCCTGTATTCCCAATGCCCTATCACACTTGGCTCAGGTTCAACCTCTGGCTCATCAGGCTCAATGTTTGGCTCTGGTCTTGGGGTTATCTCACCATCAGGCTTCTCACCATCATCAGGGGCAGGCTGTGGCAATGGCTCAGGCTGTGGGTTTGGTAATGGCTGTGGGATTGGCAAGGGAACAGGAGCAGGAATTACAACCCTGTTGCTGTTAAAGTGCCAAAGTGCCGCTAGAGCTATGATTATTAAAATTAGATTGTTGCGTTGCATTGTGTCTTTCCCTCTGGTTTTCTAACCTCCACTTAATTACATCAGGTGTGAAGCCCTGCAAATCAGGAAGCATTGCATAGCAGGTTCTCATCATCTTCCTCGCATCACTCCACCTAAGAACAAACACACCCTGATTTTGCTTCCCCCATAGGTGTTCTGCCCAATTGCTTTTTACATACCTGATATTGCCCCAAGTCTGTTGCCCAAAGAATACAGGCTCATTTAATGTCTTTCCTGTTTTGGATTTATACCAATCCTTAAACTCTTGGGTATCATCGTATCCGATCAGGGTTTGGGCATGAGGTCCAACTCTTGCAGAGGAACAAACTGGATCACCGTTCTTAGATGCTGTGTATGTTGAGCCAGTCCATAAGACCCCACCTGCATAAATGATGTCTATTGCCTCTTGCACATCCCCATCAAAGTAAGAGATTGTGCCGATTTTTGATTGCTTGGTTTCTTCAATCAAATCTGCAAGGGTTCTCTCTGGGTTGCTGCAATGTCTCCTGCTCAACTGTTGGTCTGTGTGGGAGTCTCTTAAATTGTATTTCCCATCCACATAAGGCTTCCTCACTGCATACCCATACTCTTGATAAGCCTTTGCAAGCACACCCAGAGATGCACCCTGCCCACAGTGACCCCTGAAGGCATAAGCTAGGGTTGAGCCTCCACCATCCCACTGGTAAGGCTTTTTGAGCAGGAAGATGGAAACACCCAGCAGGTGAGAAATCCCAACATCACCAGAGCTTGCAGCAACACAGTTGCCTGTCTCCTGCTTGATCTTAAAAACTGGTGTGGGGTTTCCATCAAACCTGAGAGCATAATTAAAATAGACTGCTCTCCTACCCTCTCCTGCTCCATACCAATCAGCAGGGAAGGCTTCACTGCTGTATTGTCCATTTGCATCAAAAAACTCTGCATCACCCTGCTGGGCTGCTTCCCTGTATTCGTCTGGTTGCCCTTCCTCATCAATGAAAGCACCCACAGCCCCATTCATGTAAGCCTGCTCTATATCGCTCTCATCACCATAGATTTCTTCATCCTGGCTGAATGTTGGGCTGATCCCATTTGCTATATCTCTGAAGATGATTGCATAAGCATAGATTGAGCGGTCTGGGTGTCCTGCATCTGCATCTAGTTCATCAGCAGCTTCTATGTAAGCTCCCAATTCTCTACAGCACACTTCCCACTGTGGAACAGCTTGATAATTGAGCTTGTGGATTTTGTTTAATGCATCTCTAGGTTTAACAATGTCCGATGTGCTGAGAGGATTTACTAAACCATCAATTTCATCAGCCACAGACCTAAAATTCTGAGCTATCACCTGCCTCTGCTGCTGGGTTATCCCATGCTGCTCAGCAAGCTCCCCTGCATACTGCCCTATGGGTGTGTTGATTGGTGGTGATGGTGGTGATGGCAAGCCCCCTTGAAAAACAACAGCAACACCCAAGAGCAGCACCAATAATAAATTACTGCCTCTCATGTGTTCCTCTATTTCTCATTCTCTATGGTCAGCTTCTTTACATCCTGTCCCACCAAAGTAATCCCCATTGCCTTTGTGCTACTCTGCACACAGGGCATTTCAACCTTCTCAGGCATTTCAACCACTGGCTCTGGTTGTGGATCAACCTTCTTAAAAATTGGCTGTGCTGGCTGGGCTTGAGGCTGGGGTTTCTGTTGAACCCTGCTCATAATAGCTTGAAAGATTGTCCTGCCATCTTCCAGTTTGAAGAAGAAGATAAGCCCTGCACCAACTAGAAACCAAATCCAGTATTGGAAAATGAAATTCAATATTTCCATGTTAGTTTTCCTCTTTCTTCTCTGGGCTGGCTATCTTCCTTAGATAATTCGCCAGCACTGAAGCACCAGCAACCACCAATGGCGTTAATGTGCCAAAGTCTAGCTGCCCAACTGCCTGCAAAATGTAAGTTGCCAAAGCTCCAGCAGCAGCCACCAAAGCCCCTTTGCCGATCTTAAACCACTGCTCTTTATTCAATGTAAAATTCATGTCTCACCCTCTAAAATCTTCTTTAATCGTTGCCTAGCAGAGTAGAGTCTTCGTTTCACTGTCCCAATAGGGCAATCTGATTGCTCAGCTATCTCAATAAGAGAAAGCCCCTGAAAGTAAAACTGATCCAAAATTATTTGGTCTCTGTCTCTAAGACTCACTAGAGCCTCTTTCACATCATAAATATCTGCAAAATTATCAGGCTCATAAACCGCTTCCAAGCCAGTTGATAACTTATCCTCTGCTTTCCTTCTCTGTATCTTTTTCCTTATGTGAGTTACTGCTCTGTTGTGGGCAATAGTTCCTATCCACCCCCTGAAGCAATCAGGGTTTTCTAGCTTGTGGAGATGTTCTAAGACCACACAGAAAACATCCTGCACCAAATCATCAACATCATCAGACTCATAAACCCCTGAGTTTCTGATGGTCACAGCTACATAAGCTGCATACCGCTCATATAGCTCCTGATGGGCTTGCTTACAGCCCTTGATAGCATTCTGTATGTTTTCCATCGCAAAAGAGGACAGGGCAGCAGGTGTGGCTCTGCTGTTCCTGTTGCCTGTTTAAGCTGTCTGAAAGCCACACAGAAAGAACCGAAGGCAACCCCTGTCTCAAGCTGTTTTGATGCCATCTCTGGCAATAGGTGGCTTACAGCTAGAACCACCTTGACTCTCTATCTCTATATATAGCAACTGCATCCTCTTTTATTGCCTGTGTAATTCATATCCAGAATTAAACTATCTGCTCAAGCTCAAATTCTGCCCCACAGGGACATCTTAAAACGTCTGGAATCTGAATATCTGGCTCACAGTTTAACCTTTGGATCACATTGGGAACTAACGTAACCTCACAACCACATTCATCACAATCAAAAAAGTAAGCTAAGTTCCCATCCCAAACCTGTTGTGGTGTGTAGATAAGCCCACAACTGCACAACATTGTGTGAGGCTCACCCTCAACTAAATGAGCATAAACCCACTCACCACACTCTTCACATCTAAATACCCTTGCTGGGTGCATCTC